GTCAAACTTAGCGTTATGAAATATTACTGTCTTTTTCGTAAACAGTTCTTGTAGTAATGCTTCAGTAGTCTCATCAAAGCACTCGGTATTAATATAAGCACCTTGGACACCATCAAAACATAATGATATACCCAGTATATGGCCGTCCCTAGGGTATAACCCAGTCGTCTCCGAATCGAGCGCCACATAAGTAGTTTCATGATCAATAGCCGCTTGTATAAAGCGATTACACTGGGTAGTATCTTCGATTCCGATAGCAACTGTTTCATCTATTATTACCTCCTCAACTAAGCCTTTAATATGGTTAATGATACTTTCTTTAGAAGTTTCCCACGTCTTACGAGCCTCAGGTTTGAATGTGAGCATCGCAGGGTTAATTACAGGTAAAAATTTCTTTTCTACTCTCTTGCCGGAATACTCCGTTACTGAATTAATTTTGGTAAAGTACTTAAGCGCATCACTACCCACTAGTATAACCCAGTCGTAATGGTCTGTGTTTATCTCGATATCACAATCTCGCTTTAATACTTTCTTGATTGTTGGATCAGAGCATAGCTGATATTGATCAAAGTCGAACTCGCCATCGAACTCTCGTCTGAAATCAGTTCTACCCTTTTTAGTTTCTACTAAGGCAACTCTAGCCATATAACCTCTCTTTTAGTCTATCTACTAAGGGCTGACTGAGTGCACCCGGATCTGTATCATTTAAGTGTACATTCCGAGCTACGAGACCAACTTTCTCACACTCAATCTTTAATGTCTCTGCGGCTTTTTGTCCCGCATCATCTCCATCAAAGAAGATGTCTATATACTCTGCTCCTTGTACTCGGAGCATTGATAACTTTGCTTCATTATAGTTATTAGTTCCAAAGCAGCACACAGCATTTGTGAGTCCCTTATCATGAAGGTTTATCATATCAAATATACCCTCTACTAAAATAACAGACCCTTGTATAAAGTCTACTATAGGGAAGAAGGGAAGTTTTGCCCCTGGAGGCGTAAACTTATATTTAGGTGTTCCCTCTGCTGTGTGCCTACCTTGAAATGCAACTATACGCCCTGCAATATCCCTTATAGGAAATACTATTCTTCCTATATAATCAGGTGCATGGTGTTGAAACGCCTCAAACTTTCTATAGGTTTCTGGTCTAATATTTCTCCAGTTTCCTACATATGGTAACGTATTTTGGGGGAAGGACAAACCAACACTTTCAGAGCGCTTTTGTAAAAGTTTCTGCTTAAAGAGTTCTCTTTTTTGTTGTAGTTGGTTTGCCCTTTCCCCAAAATGGTTAAATAAACTTCCTTTGTACCCGCAAGAAAAACAATTAAATATACCAGTAATTTGGTCTATTCGCATACTTGGATTTTTATCAGCGTGCTCAGGGTTTAGACAGCGAACAAGAAAATCGCTGCCTTTCGGCATAAAATAAATATCCTTAGTTGTAAGTAAAGTTTCTACATCCATCTATTTCTTACTACTCCTCGTCGTAGTCTATAGCGTGTATGCAATGCTTCTTCAGTCGCTTGTAAGAAATATCATTAACAAAGTTATTATCTTCTAAATACATCTTGACACATTCTTCTTTTGATACTACACGATGTGAAGAGATTTGCTCACCTAAATATAACTGTGAGAACTCCTCTGCCTCTTCATTTGTTACTGTGTCCAGTGCATACTCTGTAGGCTCTGATTCGTATTGCTCAATCATATAACGCATACGATAGGTTGCGAAGGTTTCTACTAATACTAGGTTTTTCTTTTTTGACACATCTTCTCCATAACGACCCCGCTCTCGGTTTCCGTCACTGTTAAGTTCCGTTAAATCTTGTTGTAATAGTTTGTAATCCATGGTAGGTTACTTACCTATATCCTCTATATCGTCTTCACTAATTACTTGATATGCGCCCTTGTTATACGCAGGTGCAATAGTGTATTTAGAAGATGCCTCTACTTTCCAGTCATCTCTTGGGCGAGGCTTATAAGGTGTAAGAGGGGCTGAAGGATAGTCAGGCGTCTCCCTAACTATAGGGGTACTCTTTCTATTCAGTTGCATGAACTGAACCCTACGTCTACTAGTGTTTGCTTGCTTGAACATATTTCTTCTCCTACCGCTAGGTGTATATCTCATACTACCTCTTACAATCATATAATTCCCCACATTTTGAATATATATTATACTAAAAATAGATGTAAATGTCAAGAACTATTTTTATATGTCGTTTATTTCTTCACCAGTTTTTTGATCGTTATCCTCTCTTTCTGAAGGAGTGAGGGCTGTCTCAGGCCCAATCTTGAGTGTCTCCCAGTCCATATAAGAGGAGAAAGAGCGCATAGCGGCTGCTCTCATTTTTACACAATTAAAGGTAATACAATTATCTTCTTGTGACCAAGTTTCAAGACTAAATGCTGCATCAGCAGCATCTAGTATTCCCTTGGCAAAACGAGCCTCACCGCTAGCGTCTGTTTGGTATGGCGAAAATACTGGGGTTTCGTACTCTTGTGCCATACTTTTTAGTGCTTTACTAACTTCTATCTGCTCTGTCCAATCGTATTGTCCTCCTCTCGAAGGCATACTTGAACGTTTTACTTGATTGATGTAGTCAACTATAATTACGCCAACATCCATCTTGCTTTTAATTTTTTTATCAAGCTCAGACCGTATTTTGGAGATAGTCAAGCTGGGGTCATAAATTACATCTAGTTGTTGAGTTGGGAGAAGCTCACAACTAGTTTTAAGTTTATCATGAAACTTTTCAAAGTTCCGATGCTCTCGGTACTCTGTAAGTCTCTCTTGACTATCACTATATCTTCCTGCCCACCAACCGGCTACTTGCTCCCACTCAGGAATACTGAGGTTCTTCGTTCGAAGTCGGGAGAAAGGTATACCAGTGGCAAGCGAACAACATCGTTGTAGTATTGCACGACTATCCATTTCAATAGTGAAATATATAGCAGACTTACCGGAATTATATACTGAGTTAGCTATATTAGCACAGGTAATGGATTTCCCCGCTCCTCGGCGTCCTCCGACAAGAATCAAGTCTCGGGGGGAGAACATGATTTCTTGGTCGTAGTCCGTATTTAAGCCGAGAGGCAGGTACTTACCAAGTTCTTCATCTGGTTCAAACAAGGGAATACGTTGCATACTCTCTTGTGGTTCTTGAAGCTCTACTTTTTCTTCGATATCAAGAACTATTTGATGTAGATGATTTACTGACTCTTCCGCATCCTCAAAGGATATGGAAGTATCAACGTAATCCTCAAGGGAATTAAGTATCTCTTTCTGAGCATACTCATTCTTGAGGTATTGCAGAAGCATGTAGGGTTCAGCTTCTACATCCACAGCATCTACTGCAAAAAGCAGCTCTTTGGTTGCTGTGTCTCGAATCTCAAATTTGAGATCCTCGAGGGTCGGGAGCTGGTGAAACTTCTCACAATGCCTGTCGATCTCTGTAAAGAGTCGGTGGTATGCAGAAGGCAAATAATGCTTACGAGTAGAAGACCAAGACTCAAAGTCTTGCAGGTCTAAAACTTGCTTTAAGTAAGCACTTGCTATATTCACCAATTCCCCCGATAAAAATACAACCGCAATGACCCCTCACTACGGCTGCATAATTAACACTAATTTAATTTAAGATGCTGCTGCTTTTTCTTTCTTTGCTGCACCATCATAATCAGACGCTGTAAGCCCTCTTCGGGTTAACATAGTCTTTACACCTCGTGCAGTTTTACCGATTTGCTCTGCAATCGCTTCAACTGTCAGCTCAGAAACATCACCTAACTCAGCAAGAGGGTCGCTCTTTGCTGCGCCTTTGGTGTGCTCTTGACGAGGGATAGCATCAATATCGCCAGAACGAAGCAGGCTGAGAGCCTTACCACGTATACTGTTTACGCTACGGTCAAGTGCTTCGGCAATTGCTTCCACAAAAGCTCCGCCCTTAACCATATCGACAAAGACTTTCTCTTCATCGGGATTATAAGTCCGTACAGTCTCCACTTTGGGAGCTGGCTTAACATGGGCCGTAAGTTCCATAGATAGGATCTTACCTTGGATAGACTTAGCACTAAATGCTCCGTCCTCAAAGTTATCCGCAATCTGAGCATAAGTATACTCACCGCTGTTGTCAGAAACAAAAGCTGCAAGAGTAGATTCTTGAGAATCAGAAAAAGCACGAGTGCTCTTTGCTGATGCAAGTTCTACATCATAACTCATTTTTCTCAGTTTACTAGAAACTGACCTTGTAGTAGTCTCAAGTTGTACTGCAGCTTCTGCTACAGTATCTTGGGATACTGGGGATTCATCACCGACAAAATTAGTGAGCTCGTCGGTACGCTCATCAGTCCACTTAGGCAGGGTTGCCATAGTTCTCTTCTCCTATCAAATCAATTAGATTTGCTATTATTGTAATGCCCTTTGCTTGGGCTTGTTTTGTTTTTGCAGATGCAATACCGGATTCGTTTATTAAAAAAACTACATCCTGTGTTATAGAACTCTTTACTTTATAACCTGCATAAGAAAGAGCTTTAGTTGCTTCTGCTTTTGTTTTAAAAGTTGAAAGTTTACCACTAATACAGACTGCGCCTTTACTCTCTTTGGGAACTCCTGGAGTTTCAAATTCCCAATCAAAAGGTAAGTCACTAAGTTCACTTTGAAACTCATCTTCGTACCAGCTAAGTAAGTTTTCTGTTGCTTTCGGCCCAAGACCCACTGCCTTACATTTGTCCTCATTGATTTCAAAAAGATTATTAAGCTTTGTGGACAATTTTTCAGCTGCTGTCTTTCCGATTAACGGAATACTAAACGCAGGCAATACATCATTCATTTTAGAACTTTTTGAGTGATTTATTTGCCGCAAAAGACTTACTGCAAGTTTTTCAGAGGAAAGAGCCTTTTTCATCCAAGGGTAGTCCATATCATATATGTCCTGAAAAGAGGTAAGACCTAACTTTTCGATACTCTTGGGGCCAAGACCCTTAATCTTCAGCGTCTTTGCGAAGTGCTCAAGTCTTTTTTGAACTTGTGCAGGACACAGAGTGTTTAAGCAATAAAGCAAATCATTCCTCCACTCAAGTGAGAATTCACAAGAGGGGCAGAACTCTGGAGCAGTTATCGCTTGCATAAAGATTTCTCTAAAATTGAAAGTATATTATATATAAATTTAGGTTTCATGTCAAGAACTATTTTTCCTCAACTCGTCGGACAATACGAGGGATAATTTCTCCACTTCGTATGACCTCGACGTTACAACCAATTTCTAAGCCTAATTCTTCGATGTGAGCCATATTATGTAGGGTTGCTCTCTGTACAAGAGCATCCCCAATCATTACAGGACTAAGAATTGCTACTGGCGTAACAACTCCAGACTTGCCTGTCTGCCACTCAATATCCTTTAGACAAGTTACTATGCCTTCTTTTTGAATCTTAAAGGCAAGTGAGCCTCTTGGGTGATGAGAGGTAAACCCCTGCTCCTCCCAGTAAGGAATATTGTCTAGTCTGTACACTTCTCCATCAGTTGGGTACTCTTTAGAATCAACGGATAGAACCGTGGAAAAACCATAATCAAAAAACTCTTCTAATACAGCCTGCCAGCTTTCGACAAAGGCAGGAGGCTTAATATCATACACAACAAACCGTAGCTCCTCTCGAAGTAAAAAGTCCAAGTCACTCTTTAGGTTCAATGACCCCGCAGCGTAGTTACGAGCATTAGGTATGGACTTTGGAGCAACTAACTCTCCATCAATTTGAAGTCTCCTAATAGATGTATATATCGTTGAAGGAACTAATACTTTCATCTTCTCAGATACGTCTATACCTATCTTCCCATTCCCTCGTGTAGTTGCTCTAAGGAACTTTCCTTTATCATATACAATGGATACTGCTGCACCATCGAGCTTAGGAGTAGCGATTACTTCCTGTCCTTCGTGTGAAGCAATCCAATCTTGTAGATCGTCGTCTACAAAGGTTTTCCTTAGAGACAGCAAGGGAAACTCATGGCGAACTCCAGAGTCAGGAGTATATCCTACCTCTTCAAGACCCCCATAAAGCACGTCCCACTCCTCATCACTCAGGGGGCTAGTGCCCTCTTCGTAGTATTGCTTTTCTATTGCTTTTTTATTTGTATTTTCATTCATATAAAGATATTATACTAGAGAATAGATAAATAGTCAAGAACTATTTGCGCTTATCATAAAGATAAAGTTCATCAATCAAGTCCTTAAAGTGTTCTTCAATCAATGCTTTTGACTCTGCTAAAGATAAAATCTCTGTAAGCGCAGAAAAAAGCTCTCTTGAATTTTCAAAAGTAATAGGCAATGCTACTCCCTCAGGTGTGGGCTTCCATTCCTCATTGAAATCTAAATAATACTTTCTGATGTGTAGATACTCTACTCCTCTGAAGGTGCTTACAACTACTCGTACCTGTACTTCCTTCTCTTCATCATAATGTATTACATGCTCATAAGTAGGGGCTGCTTCATGTATCTGTATCATCGGTCGTTCTTCAACACAGATGCAAGAGGCATCACACTTGTTACATTCATAGGTTTTAGTAGGCGATAAGAATCCGTATCCCAACAAAACAATAATAAAGTTTGTGGTGATTCTTTCGCTCG